CCGGATGGCCTTCGCTATCTGTGCCATTAAACTAAGCATCTCTTTGGAATTGTCAGTCTCGTCTGGGTCATCTTCTATTGCTAATGCAAGTACCGTTTGATACTTCTCCCATGCGTCTTTGACTGCTGGGTTCTCTTCACGTAAGCGTTTCTCTCTTACTACTGGATCTTTTTTCTTTTTCCGTAACGCTTCGTGCATTATAGTTTCAACCATTTCCGAGTCAATTGCACTCATTTCCATTTCACCTTTTCAACTTTAAACGAATACTCCGCTTCTCGATAAAACTGCTTACGCTTTGTTAAATGCCGCTTCGCGAATTTGCAGTTACTTGTAATATCGTAAATGTCTGCCCAATCTTTATCTTTGGCTACTCGCAAACTACGACCGATACTTTGTATTACACGCACAAACGATTTACCGGGCTCGATCAGAACTAGATTATAGATGCGCGGAATGTTTATTCCTACTGCTGCTACACCGTACGTCGCAATAATAATCTTGTCCAACGAATTCTTAACATCATCGTACTCTTCCTTACGCTTATCCATTTTAGTTGCACCTGTTACTACAGATGCCTGCTCTCCAAGACGCAGTGCTATATCTTTTGCTGCTCCAACTCGGTCCACTAGTACAAGAGTGTTGCCTGTTAGCGAGAAGCCGTCAATCATTTCTGCAATGTGATCTAACCTGTCACCATCTGTTAGCAAGTACTTCAATTCGCTTTGATAGTTACCTAAGTCTCTATCGTCTTGCAATTGCTTAATGTGTACGTGACAGTTAGCTAGTATGCCTTTCTTCTGCAACTCTGCCGCTGTTACTTGCCCAACAACATTGCCTAGCGTTGACTGAATAGTTTTAAACTCGAATTGTTCTTTGGGTATTGTTCCTGTTAATCCCCAACGTAAGGGAATGTGCGACATAGGCCCAGACAACATAGACTTCAATGCGTCTGCTTTTGCGCTATGCACTTCGTCTACAATAAGACACACAACCCCATCAATGAAATCACCAAACGGTATTTGTGCTGAACCATTCTTAGTATTTTTAAACAAACTGTTAAGACTTTGCCACGTACAAATTGTATGTGACTTAGTGTACTCTTTCCTAGCTCCGAAAAATACACCAACGTCTAATCCCATATTAATATAATCTTCTTCTGTTTGTTCCACTAACGATTTACTTGGTACAATAACAATACTTCTACCATATGGTTCTGCAAAATAACTAAGGGCAGCGGTTATAATTGTTTTACCGGCGCCTGTTGCAATCTCTTGTAAGCACTGCGGGTTCTCTAAGTAATTATTAATCGCTTCCACTTGGTGGTCGCGCATTATAATAGGTTCGCCTGCTATCTGGTGTCCCTCAGGCCATTTAATATGCGCAAATGTATCGGCGGCTACTTTATCAAACGCAAACATCGTACTGTATTCGCGTTTGTCGTCAAGCTGAATTTCATACCCATCGGCAATGAGAATAGGAATAATCTCGTCCAGTAGATTAATAAATGTACTACCACCAAGCTGAAAGAAAGCGACTTGGCCATCCCATCGTCCTAACTTATATGCAGGAGTATGCCGTGCTTGTGGGATCTCGTACTTAAACCTTTTAACTAGCTTCTGTCTTGTATCTAAATCAAGATCTTTAATTTTACAATTTACTTCGTCCCGTATAAGGATGGTACACGTTGCCATATGGCTCCTAAATTTCTATGTATATAACCTTGTCCGCTGTCAATGCAAAACTGCCTACCTTATTCTGAGCATTAAGCATATAATTAATAGTCCGCAAAGTTATTAATGTATTATACCCGGTATTGATCAAGAAGTCAAATTTCTCTTTGCCGTATTCTCGAACCAATTCAACATTATCCAAAACGGCTATCTCATCATCTATCCAAGAAGAGTTAGGTGTAGTCGGGGTAGTCGGGTAATAAAATATGAACTTGCGGCTAGATGATTTAATGTACGACTTCAGTCGTACGACGTCCGTTGGTTCTTTGACTACGTGCTTGAAATTTACAGAAGAACCGTTTACGTACTCGGCAATCATGTCGTATTGGGACGGTGCAGCAACACCCAGTCTGGTAATACGCTCCACATTGTCGATTGACATATCAGTAAAATCAATGTCCTCGATTAACGGTAACATCGATTCTGCAATTTGACTAATGTACATTCTGTCGTTTACTATATGCAGGTGCGGTGTCCAAATATCTTTCTTGCCAGCAGCCATCATTGTATCATATATTTTTTGTGCTGGTTCACCGATTTCAATGTTGTTTCTGTTTGCAAAACGGATTAGGTTCCTGAACAGATAAATCGCAAACGGGCCGCGCCAAATCTTTTCATCCTTGTGCCAGGCAAAGTCATACCTGTCCCCTCCATTGTCTGTCAGAAATCCATCATTGGCTAGATCTAATTTATTAATATACTCTTTATTATCATCGTATAGCAAAGATCGTACATCATCAATCATCTTCTTGTCGAATTTCATTTGTAATAGCATAACGCCATCTTCAATTGTAAGCAAAGACTTCTTTTTGAGGTCTGCCTGTGACAGGACTTTTTGAGACCACTTCAGCGCAATAACTTCTTCGTAATTCAAGTGCAGTCGCTTTAATTGCTTTCTGTACTTGTGCGCTAACTTATCAAACAGTTCATTCTGCCCTTCACTAAGTGGTTTGTTGGTTACAATATATCGTTCCGAGATGTTAGTCAGAAACTTCTGATCGAATCTATTCAGACTTACGTGTTGGATCATTAACTGGATCATATGATCCTTCAATATAGGGAGTTGTAAAGCAACTGCTGGTTTTCTATATGTTGTCATAAGTTAATACCTTAAATTAAAAAAGAGCCCCGAAGGACTCTTAAAGTTTGGATGCTTCACAGGAGTTCAACATGGTACATCGAAGTCACCCAAATAACCTTAAAAGCTGTGCTTCATAACAGTGTTATGAGCAAGTGCCTGCCACCGTGTTGCGCTTACCTTAGTAAGGTCTGCAATCTTCAATGCCATACGCAACGACAGTTCGCGGAGGGTATCTTTATTATCATCCATGAACTGAATAATCTCGTCAGCTTCACCGTTCTTAAAATTGTATGAGTTGAACAGCTCACCAGTTGCATGGATCTGTTTGATCCGCAGGAAGCGATCACGCATAGTGTTCATTGCAAGGTCCAAGTAGTGGCAACGTGACTGAAGTGCTGCAAGATGATCTTGCAGACGCTTAGACTTAATATTGTCGAATTTAATGTTGGTGATAAAGATCACAGAACCTTTAAATTCGAATTTTTCTGGTATGTCTTCTCGACGAAGCAAGTTAGAATCGGCATGCCAGCTAATGGTACGCTTCTTGCCCGAGTCCAATGCCGCCTTAAGGAGGTTAAGAGACAGATCATCCATAAGGATTGAGTCACAGTCATCAAACACCAGTACATGGTTAGCTTCACTATGGTTGAACAAAGTTGTGTACAGTCCAATTGGAGTCATTGCACCCTTAACAATCTCGTAACGAGGAGTCAAGTTGCCCACTTTACGGAATAATTCAGTTTTTTCAAGCTGCTTCTCAACACCGTACGACTTACCGACACCTGGCGGGCCAACGACAATCATTGCGCGAACATCATTGTTAATAGTTGCGCGTGTCATTTCTTCCAAAATATCAAAACGCTCGCCGATACGTGCCATAACTTGCTCGTCGGATTCGCGCAAAGAAGCTGCTTTCTTGTTACCAACAATGTATTCGATGTTGTCTGGATGAACGTTAACGCGGATCTTGTCGCGATCTCCACCAATTAATTCGTTTGGACGGACTGTAATGAAAGTGCTCTTAGCACCCTTGGTTACATCCTTAACCATTTCAAAAGTTTGGTTATGAACTTCTTCGCCGCGGTACGTGCCGCTTACGATTTTAACCTGTGCTGCTTGCATATCTTTGAACTCCTGATTCTTGGATATATTATTGTTAAGCCGAGCTATTATAAAGTAATACGTGGGTTGTGTCAACCTCTACTCTTATTACCTTAATTTGCCCTTTCCTAACTGTTAAAGCTATTATACGGTGTTAGTCCCAAAAGGTCTACCTTTATTTTAACTCATTGCCCCTTATTTTTCAATGACTTAGCAGGTTTTTGATATTTTAGTCAAAAAAATACCCGCTTAGCGGGTATTTTTTACATTTTAGCCGGTTATGGCGCAAATGTCATATCAAACACGATGCCAACTTCAGCTGTATTATTTGTTGCTACAAAGATGGTTCCTTTATTGTTATCAGCTGCGCCAAGAGCAGTGAAGTCAACCGAACCAGGTGTCACGATTTTGTACGATTGTCCTGGCACCATATCAGCAGCATAGATGATACCGGGAGAGCCTAGCGCCCAAATTGGTAATGGACCCAGAGCCCAGTCGATCTCTAATGTCTCGCCAGGTTCTACTCGATAGTGCCAGCCATCTTCTGGCTCAACTGCATCTAATAGTACGCCATCTATAGTAACATTTGTTTTAAGAGCCGGGGCTGCATAAACAATCTCGACAAATTGTGTTAAATCATCGATGCTAGATTTGTTTGCTGCTAATGTCGAGATAAAAATGGTACCTTCTGTAACCACTATCCTACTAGGTGCGGTTAAATTTGATAGTGTGTCAGGCACTTCAAATTCAAATAGTGCCTTTTTTGAAGTATTAGGGGCAGGTGATGTAGCCGCTGTCGCTGCAACGGTACCGTCAAATACGGTGCTCCCGTTAAATTCCATAGTTAATGCACACGATCCTGTTTCTGAATACGCTTCGCCGATGACCTGTACTGTTCTTGTTCCCATTTCTTTCTCCTGAAGTGAATAATTTAACTTTATTTATCCGTTTGCCGGACTATATCTGTTTCTTTGCACTCTTTACCATACTGTATTTCTACAATGTGTAATGGTTCTGTTGCACTTTCATTTATTAACTGATGCCAGCAATTCTCTTTGATCGTAAACGTATCACCTAGTGCTGGCTTATGTTCTCCCATTTCGGCAGAAGCATTGTGTTGATATTTAACTAACCCTGTTCCTTTAACAAAAAACCAATTTTCTGCTCGGTGCTCGTGTTTCTGTAAACTTATAGATCTTTGGGGTAAAACCGTTAACTGTTTAACCTTAAGACCAGGTATTTCGTGCAATATTTCATAAGAACCCCAAGAACGTGTAGTTACCTGTCTTTCTGCCTCTTTCCACCGGTTTAACATATCCGACGATGAATTCATCTTATTTGTGCCGCCTACGCCAAATACAAATTCTACTTGCGGGTCATCTGCAAATCGAATCGCTTCTAAGATATTTCCTTTGGTTCGATCGCCACCGTTCAAAAATCTAATAATCGAGTTCGGGTGCATTTCTTTTGCAAACGTAATAGCATCACACGCCGAATCATCAGTGTCATTGAATGTTATTACTGCATCGACTCCCTTGATTTGTTTCAATATTGCAATGCGTTCTTCAAGAGATTGGAAATAATTGCCCTTCTTTCTAACAAGCCATTCGTCTGAATTGACTCCAACAATTACATACTGGGCATCTGCAGATGCAATCATCGCCAAATGCCCACTATGAATTGGGTCGAATCCGCCGGTTATTAAAGCTACTGATTTATCCAACATAACTGGTATTACTCTTATCTAGCCATGGCAGTACTAAATCTTGCTGACGAACATAGCCACATTTGTTAATACTAATTTCAGCTGTCTTAGGTAATAAACCTTTTTCTAATAAATCAAACCATCGCGTAGTTTTAGGATTCATTGGGGTGTGTTCACTTTTATATACAACTGCATGGATCCAGGGATCCTCGTGATTCTTCTTTAAGAATCCAGCATTACAATCAAACCCCGATACTGCCAGCATGTGCATCAAACTTACCAGCGTATAATTATAGTACTGATTATCCATTTGATCGAATTCTTGTTTATGATAAACTACATTTGTAGTTTGCGGTATTACCAGTGCTAACATTCCATTGGGAGTCAGCATATTATAAAAATTCCTTAGTGTGCCCAATGGGTCAATTGCATACTGAAACGCATTGTGACACCAAAGAACATCGTATTTTTTAGAGGCTGGTGCATCTTCAAAATCTCGATGTTCATAAGATATATTATGATAATGCGATGCCACTGTCAACGAAGGAAGCATATCAATACCAGTGCATTTAATATTAAGTGGTACCGCGTTGTCGTTATCATCTAGAATGGTACGAGTCGCCCACCATTCTAGATCTTTTCCAGTGCCACAACCAATATCGCACACCGAATCTATACTACGCATAAAATCAGTATACCGCTCAAGCAATTCTAATGTTGTCAGCGCATGAGCATGACTTTCAGCATCTGACGAAAATGTTATTGGGTTTTGTAACATTATATGATCACATCCTCTTTCTAGAATTTATATTTGAATGTCAGATAATCCCGCTGTCCGCAATCGGGCAATGTGCCCAAGTTGGAAGTTTTTCGATTCTATTGCTTTTAAAATACCCAAGTACTTGTTTCGCAATAGTGCAAGTTCATTAATAAGCACCTCGGAATCAATGACATCATCTTCTGCATCCGCATAGATTTGTGCATCTCTACTAGACAATGCCTTCGCATATTTTTCAAGATATTTCATGTAGAAAATTTTACGAATCCTGCGGTGTTCGATATTCATGTAGTTAAGCAATGCTTCAATCTCTTGTAACTGATTGAAGCGATGCTCTGTTATACCCGGCAGGCGCTGAACTTGCTTTTCTAAGCTGCCGGATATAATGCAATCTTTTTTAGCCTCTTCTAACTCCTTTTCATAATACGTAAGGAAATTAGGAAGTAACTTAATGTTTGATACTACCTGATTATATCTAACCATTAGTCGTACTCGTACATGTCCTCGTCGGGTTCATCATCGTACTCGTCATCGTCTTCGAGGTCAGTGTACTCTTTAAGCGCAAGTTTCAAGTCTGCATCAAGTGCATACTCTGCAATCTCCTCGGCCTGGGCACCGTGCTCGATTAATACATGAAGAAAATCTTCTGCTGCCGATTCGGCGTCCCCTGCTACTAAATGTGATTTTAGAGCTTTCCAAACTTGTAAATGAATTTCTAAGTCTTCCATTGTTTCTCCTATTAAGTTCTAATTATATATCTGTATAGAATAGTTCTTGTATATTTCTAGGGTGCAGTGCTACCCATCGATCTACATGATCAGCAATGTTCTGAGTATGTTGCAAGCCAAGTGCATCAGTCACACATTTAAACTTTGATTTTACTACATCTTGCAACAAGAACTTATGTTCATTGGGACCATCTGTTGTAATGATGCTATTGTTATTGACTTCTACGCCATTATACATCACTGCATTCTTTCTTATCTCAGCTAACGTTCCCGCAATATGACTGTATTTCTTATGAAACCAATACGCACCTTTTAACTCAGCAAGTGCGTATTGTGTTTCTATATCAGTGTACACTACCAAATTAATAACATCACTACTGTACTCTTTCGGTTCGTCACATATTAATCGCACACCATTGAGACTTTTTTGGTTATTTGGTTTTATGTCAAGCTGCTCGGATGCTTTCCATAATTTGTGTTCCTTGATATTCCAATTTTTGTTGACTAATTCTTTTACGTTGTACCCGAGGGCCATCTGGAGGCTGTAGAAAAACATAAAGCCTCCAGATGCACCATTATAATATACCGAGTACTGTTGCACTTATGCGTCAGCCGACACTTCTGCTATCGGTAAGCTATTTTCCAGGGCTTCAACAACTTCGACAGCATCAGACTCAACTTCAAGTTGATCGTCCATCATAATATCGGCCATTAAGATGTCAAGCAGCCCATCTTCGTTGTGTTCCCACTTCTTGCGGAATGCTTTAAGCACTTCACCGTCTTTAGTAACGTACTCGTAGCTGTTGCCAGATTTAGTGAGTAAACCTTTCTGCTCAGCAAGATCAAACAATCCACTGTACGGATTCATCCCGGTCTTATAAGGAATCTTAACCTGGATGTTTTCAAACGGCTTAGCGTAACGAGTTTTCATTACCTTACAGCCTGCTCGAATACCGTGAACTTCAGAAGTCTTGTTACCGTCTTCATCTTCTTTAAGTTTCATCTTCTTCATTGCTACAACAATCGAAGATGCAAAAATAAAGCCGCGACCGCCACTGATAACTTCATCTGGATTAAACATATCTTGCGATTCATATGTATGATTGGTTGCTACCATCCCTACATTGTACGCTCCAAACATATTAACACTATTCCGAACAAGTGCTGTTAATGCTTTTGGCTTGCGACCTAAGTCGCCCTTCATATCACCGGATTCAAACTGTTTAACGTCAGTTGGAGTAAGTAGCATACCGAGAGAATCAACGACAAACAATACCTTTGGTCGATCCTCTTCTGCCATTGCCTTGAGGTCAGTCATGAACGTGCTTATTGCTTTTGCAACGTCATCTACCATTGCCATTGACAATTTGAGCAACTTATCTTCGCCTGTGTCTACCCCAAGAGCTTGTAACCAAGATTCATCTAGTGCGTTCTCGCTGTCAATGAGGACAACATAGATACCCTGTGCCTGCGCATTCTTTACAATGTTACCGGACGCAAAGTAAGATTTGCCGGCCCCTGACTCGCCGGCAAAGACTGTTACTTTACCAAGGGGTACACCTTTGTTAAAGTCTCCGCTGATAAGATAATTGAGTGCATAACTACCTGTCGAGATCCAATCTGTTGGATCATTAAAGCCAGTTGACAACCCGTCAATTGACTTTGTAATACTTTTTCGAAACTTCGAAATATCAAATGGTTTATTCATTTTTGTACTCCTTAAATTGATCTATTAGAGACGGAATGGTATTCTCAAAGAAGCTGTAATCGTTCCATCTTAGATCGCTTGGATGAATGGAATAGTGTACGCAAAGCCAAGCTATCAGCAATGCCTTTTCCCATTCATCTATTACTATTAAAGTAATTTCTGAATTTAATACTGCGTTAAAATTTTTATCAAAGTCTGCTAGCCACAGAAAATACGGCTCATTGACCTCAAGCATTTGACTTCGAAATTGATCGCTACGGGCATCGTCCCACGTCCACCCTAATGTACTACATACAACATCTTGCAATACATCTAGATTTCCCCCAATGTAATCACTTAAGAAATAAGTCGGAACATTGTACTCCGTAGTGGAAATTAATACCTCATAATATCCAATGGTTAAAATCTCTAAAAATGATGATTCTGGATTTGCCTTTACATTTTCAGTGCAGTGCATAGGATCTAGTCGGGTCGGATACTGCTCGTGCAATTTAGAATGAACCATCTTGAATTGCAATATCTTAAACTTATCATCTGACTCTAGATGCAGAATACATTTAATATCGTCTAACCTATTAAGACTATGATGATAATAATGATCTGCTATTAAGATATCAGAATCTGATTCTGTCATTGAGTGGGCATTCCCAGTTACTGAAAAACAATTATCGAGATTATAATCTTTTTGATTAGTAGCATAAAGGGCATGGGCCACAATAGTGTGGCCCATTCCTCCTGATTCGAAGTCGACGCAGTATTGCAATGCTTACTTTTGGCGTGAACGGATCATTGCAAGAATGTCTTGCGCCTTGTTTGCATTGTCGTTAGCTGGTGCGTTAACTACTGCTGCTGTTTCAACAACATCCTCTACCACTGCTGCTGTAGATTCTGCTGCTGTAGATTCTGCTGTTGTGGTTGCTGCCACATTTTCTGTTGTTGTAGTCTCTCCAGCATCAGTCGATGCACCCGCTGTAGAATTGGTTCCGGTTCGAGACATCCCAGCCGGTGTGTAGTAAGCTCCCCATTTCTCAGGATCGTACGCTTCGCCTTCTACAGATGCTTCGAACATTTCGCGAATTACACGGAGTTCTTCATCGCCCGGTTTGGCTGGTAAAAAGTCTGCGAGATTAGAAAGCCCATGAGTCTCAATTGCTGCGAGCTCTTCATTGGTAAGTGCTGTTTCCTTACGTGCCCACAATGATGTGCTGTAATCAGAGAAGCCACCTTTTGTAGTTTTGGTAATACGGAAGTCAAGACCGCCATCTGCATTAGTTGGGAGATTCTCGATCTCCGGGTCCATTAAGCTGCTCTTAATGAGTCCGAAAATTTGTGGACTAATCATGAAGCGACGAATTGGATTCTCCAGTGGAGTATCACCTTCCTTTGCCATTGGATCCTGCCGTACAAAACCCTGGAAAAGGTACGAACGTTTCTTCCAGTACTTACGACCCATATCTTCTAATGAAGTGTCCTTGAACCAAGTACGTACTTCATCAAGTACCGAATCTTTCTCACCGTACATTTCCATACAAGGAACTTGTACAATAACATTATTAGATGCTGTTGGGTCACCCTTGATGCCGTTGAACGGAAATTTGAACATTGCACGTTCTACCCAAAAGTACGGGTTATCTGGATTACCGTCTTCAAGGAAACGCAGGATTGCAGTATCACCTTCATTGATATTCCAATGTGGGTAAACTGGACCGTTTTCTTGATTGTTGTTTTGTTTGTTGTCTTGTGCTGCTAAACGAGCACGGATGTCTGCTAAAGATGCCATAATTGTATTCTCCTATAATATGTATCTGCCTAAAACTACAGTCCTCCTTCGCGGAATGTGTAGCATACGATTATTTATCATCGTTTTAACATTACATAATTTTATTATTATAATGCTGTTTCATCTATGTATTATATAACATCGTAGACATGCTGTCTAGAGAAATGGCAATCAAAATAAAACGGCTTTCGCCGTTTTAATAATCTACTAGGATTTTGCTTTTTTATTTCTGAAGTAAGAAATTTGTTCGTTGCATTAGTGCCCCGAGATCTTGTTGGTCATCCATTGTAACTCTCGGAACGGTTGATTCCATACGATCGAACTTGTTGTCTGAGAATAGATCATGTAATACATCAAGGATACGATCAGTAATTTTTTCAAAGTCATCGTCTGGATGCAATCCGTGGTCAGCTGCAACCGAATCATACTCATTTTGTAAAATTTGTCGATCATTTGGTGAGACTAACGTCGGGTCATCATCGTAACGACCCATTAGAACGTCACCTAATTCGACTCGGTCATTAAGCAACAGTCGCGCTAACTTCGGACTGATGTCGCGTAGCGAGGTGCTGCCTTGTGGTTGATCAATCTCTGCTACGTACTCCGTATATGGTTTCATATTTTCTCCTGTATCTTCTTTTTTAATATAATCGTCAACTGACTTGTTAACACTAGCGTTAAGTTGTGTTTCGTCGTCGGCGTCTAGTTCATTTTCCAAACCTTCTTCCATTGATAAATCAAATTCGGTCTTGCCGCCAGCTGCTTTAGTTTTAGCTCGACCTTCCTTGGCCCATTTATCGTAACGGGCTTTCTTCTCGTCTGGTGATAATGGAGTTGTTCCGCCGCGTACAGGTTTATCTCTGTTACGTCCGGGCATATAGCGTACCTCACTATTTGATACAGATTCACGTGGGAAATCTCTTGCGGCTGGGTTATCATAATCCCGTATTACACCGACTACTTCACCTAACTTTCGGATGAATATTTGATCAGCGTCATTGTAATTGTTTATATTTTTATTAATTTCTGCAATCCAATTGCGCACTATTGGTCTTGCATCTAACTCTGGATTTTGGCCTGCGGCATTGCTTAGAGAATCAAACAGCGTGTCATCGCCTATTAGTCCGGAAAGTGATTCAGTTGCGTTCATTGCGTCAATTCCTAGCGGCTGCTCTGATTGGAACCACCTTTGAATTTCACTAATCTTTTCGCTCGAGTCTGGAAAATCCCAATTACCTTCGTTGATTGCATCTGTAACAGGGGCAACAACTTGTGCTACCCACTCTTCAAACTCGTTTAATTCTTTCATATCATCCACATCCTCATAATCTTCGCCGTCGGTGTATCCGCGTATATACGCAGGGCTAGTGCTTTTTTTAGGTCTACCGTTACTTGCGTCCCGGAATCCGGCATCTTGCTCGTCGGTGTCTGCATCCTTGAAGCTACCTTCTTTCATAGGAAAATCGCTGCG